ACAGATATTCTTTCAGCATTCGCACCTGTTCCGTCTGTGTTTCTTCCTTTGCTGTATGCAGAACCATAAACAAATACTTTAATCTGTCCGGATACAAATCCTTTAGAAGCAAGTGTTGCAGCTGCATTGTCAAAGAACTGAATAGTAATACTACCAGCAGCTCTTGCAGTTACAATAGCTTTACCTTCAACACCGTTAACTGTATCCATAACAACGACAGTGTCGTTAATAGAGATAACATTTTCTACTAAAGTGTTTCCAGCGCCACCGACAGGAATATCTAATTGGCTTGGAGTACCACCTGCATATGTACAATCGTTATATGCAATGTGTAATCTATTTTGCTCAGACCAAATTACTTGGTCAGATGTCATTGGCATTTCAGCGCCAACCATTCTTAAAAAACCAGATAACGTTCTGTTTCCATAACGCTCTACTTCTTGTTCGTAGACTTCTGGTAAATACTGTTGGGCGAAATCATTATTTCCATCGTTAAACTTTAAGTAGTTGCTATTCAACAACTCTTGTTTTGATGAAGGTATAATCGACCCAAATTGTGGAGTTAAACTCATAATTTGTAATTTTTAATTAGTTAAATTTTCTTGTTTTAATTTTCAATTTTGTAGAATCAGCACCGCTAATTGATCTTACTTTCAAGCCACCTATATAAACATCTCCTTTATTTGCTTCCCTTGCTTTAACATCAGAAAGATTTTTAGATTTATTTACAACGTCTTTAACAGCGTCGGCTTTACCTTGTTCGTAAAAATGAGCAGCGATTTTATCTACATTTTCAGCAGCATACATTGCTTTATGATAACCAGCTGGGTCTACCACATTTCCATCTCCATCTAGGAACTTCCCTATGAGATTGTTAATGTTTGACTGGTTTTCTGCAATTTTATCACGATTTTGCACATTATACTTATATCTTTTATCTCCAACGGAAATATCAAAACCTTTGAAATCTTCATTGAAAAGACTGTTAGTTTTAAGTTTAAAGTCTTCGTGTAATTGCTCAGCTTTAGTCTGCTCCTCTTTGTATCGGTTGAAAAAGTCCATTGCTTTTTGTTGTTCTTGAGTAACACCCGGTCTCAACTTGATCTCGTCGTAATATTTTTGTTTCAAGTCTTCCAAATAAGTTTTGGCTTTTGCAACTTCTTCTTTAAACGCAAGTTTCTTTTTGCGTATTTCTTTTTCTTCATGTATATCTTCATCCCATGTATAATCTTCTAATATAAGATTAACATCGTCTAGATCTAAATGAGGTTTATTTTTTTTATAATATTCTTTTAACAATGCTGTTTCATCAACGTTACTATAGTCTGCGTTTAATCTAACGTAGTCTTCTACAGTTCCGCCAGTATCTTGCATAAAAGTAACAAGCTTTTCAACATTTTCAGGTAATTGTTTACCTAATACTTGTTCATCTCTTTGAGCTTCTTTTACTTCAGCTTCAACTTTTTTTACTTCTTCTTCAGTTACTTCTTTGATTGGAGAAAACCCTTCAGTAGTCTCGTTGGACTTTTGTATAGGTTCTCCCACCTCTGCGCTATCTCCGGATGGTTTGCCCACAGGTACTTCCTTTGTTTCTCCGATTTGAATGGCATCGTTTTCTTTTTTTATTTCAACTTTTTTAACATCAGGTTCAACTTCTACTAAAGGTTCTTTAATATTAACCTTTTGTATCTCTTGTTCTTTATTACCTAATTGCTTTGGTTTTTTAGGTTTACTTTTTATTTTAAAGTCACCTTCCTGTTTAACAGGTTCATTTGTTTTTATTTCTTCTGACATAATATAATATAATTAAATAATTAATAATTAAGGATTAGGAATACCCATGGTTTGTTTACCTTCTAATTCAAAGTTTATTGGATTACTATCATTTTTTCTTTGAGAAATCATTTTACTTTGTTGAGTACCTTCCATTTTTATTCTTTTATCCTTAGATTGTTCTCTTTGTTGTTCTCTTGACGTTACTCCTTGCTCTTGTAATTTAGCAAGTTCCATATCGTTTTGATGCTGTTGCATCATTTTTTGTTGATCTAATGAAGCTTGTAACTGCATGCGATCTTTTTCAAACTCACTTTTAGCTTTTTCATATTCTACATTAGCACCAGAGATTGCTTGTTGTTTTTGTACTTCAGCCATAGCTGTTTTTTCTGCAGCTTGTGCTTGTGCTTGACTTTGAGCTTGAATATTAGCTTGTTGGTTTTCTTGCTCTTGTTTTTGTCTTTGCTTACGTTTTACTTTAAGCATTTGATTAGCTAATTTAAGATTTTTAATTTGTCTTAAATCTATAGCATCTTCAACATCAATATTTTTAGCTTGCAAAGCTATTTGTATGTTTGATTCTAATTGTTGTTTTTCTTCTTCATCTGGCTCTAATTCTAAGAAAATACCAAAGTCATGCAAATTAAGATTAACAACTTCTTTTAACGTTTTAACATTGTAAGTAGAAATAGAATTTTGTAACGATGATTTTGTTAAAGGAAATTCTAAAGCATCAGCTATTTTTAAGCTAATATTTTCTGCTAATTTAAGAGTTAAAAACAAGCTAGACTGTACAATATGTCTAGTTGCTACATTTGATGCATTAGCGGCTATTTTCTGTAGTCCTACAAGCGTGTTACGATCTGGTAAACTACCATCTCTTGCTTCATTTAGTCCAGTCACATCTCTTATCATCTGTAAATAGTATTGATAAGTCTGTATAAGACTAGATATTTTAGCATTACCACTTCCAGACTGTAATTCTTGTATAGGTACTTTACCTGGATTCATATCACCTTCTTGAGTTAGTGATCTACCTACTATACTACCAGTTTGGAAATACATGTTT